GGGTTTGGTTCACATCTCGCAAATCCTAGCCACCACGACGCAATCGCTATTTGCGAAGGAGAAATGGATGCGCCAAGCATCTACCACTCCACCAGAGGAACCGTCGTAGGAATTTCAGTTCCGAATGGGGCTCAAAATGCAGGGAATTTCGTCAAGAAACACATTGATTTTTTTAGTGCTTTTAAAACTATCTATATCGCCACAGATATGGATGAGCCTGGAGAAAATGCAGCCAATGATCTCGTAAGTCTTTTTGAAGCCGGAAGAGTTAGGCGCGTTGTCTTTCCCAAGAAAGATGCTAACGACACACTGCAAGAACTAGGAAGTCATGCAGTTAATGAAGCCATTAAAGCAGCCAAGGAATTGCGACCTGATGGGATTAAATCTGCTTCTACCTATGCAGGCTTAGTTAATAAACCACCAGAGAGAAAGGCTACTAATTGTGCTTTTCCGTTTTGGAATGACAAAACTCCTTTTTACGACAATCAACTCATCATCCTAATAGCGGGTTCAGGCGTGGGTAAGACAACCTTTGCCAGAAAATTAGCTATTGGCGATATGGAAAATGGAATAAAAGTGGGGTGGATAGGACTAGAAGAAACAGCCGAGGAAGCGGTCTTTCGCTTTGTTGGTCAGGCAGCAGGAATCCAAATTCATGCCAGGGAAAACTACGCAGGCTTAACCGATGATCAAATACAGAACATTGCCCAGGCTGACAAGTTTATTACTGGCTCTGGAAGGCTTGAGCTATTTGATCACTTTGGATCACTTGATGAAAAGGTCATCCTCCAGCGGATGAATTACATGGTCAGAAGTCTTGGTTGCCAACACATTTACTTAGATCATTTAACGATTTTAGGAAGTGGATTAGCACAAGACACAAGGCAGTTAGACGCTCTAGTTACAAAGATTAGAAGCTTTATTGCGGCTACTAAATGCACAGTATTCGCTATCAGTCACCTTAATCGCTCTTCTTCTGGAGAGAATTTTGAAAACGGAGCTGCCCCAGAGTTGCACAACATTAGGAACTCACATTCAATCGTCCAACTTGCCGACACGATATGGGCCTTAAACAGATCAAGAGGGTCAAACCTAACTCACTCGAAATGCTTAAAAAACCGAATGTTGGGCCGATGTGGCTATGCAGGTTCTTTCGAGTTCGACGAAACAACTCAACAACTCAATCACAAATGGCACGACCAGGACACCCAGTTCTGAACTGGAATCAGCTCAATCGAGCCCAAGCAGTATTCATCTTTTTCCGAGCATCGCACTGGAAACAAGCATTGGTTACTGAAACCTACCCAACATCATGCACCGTTATCTATCAAGAAAATGACAGAGATCACTCCACAAGAATTGCAGACCTCGAAAACATTAGAAGCGTCAGGGAGATTGACTCACAACCAAGCAATTCTAGTCAGGGCTCTGAAGCAAAAAGCTGAAGAGAAGTACAAAGAAGCACATCAAGAAGGAAACAAAGTTCAACAGATTTGGAACGACGGCTATGTAACAGCTCTCCTTCACATTTTGGACAATTACGGATGAAATCCTCAGAAAAAATCAAATACGCAGAGGAGCGTATCCGGCAACTTCAACTTTTAATCAAACATTGGAAACAAAATGAAAAAAGTCTTTTACGACATTGAGCCTGATGCCTATCGGGCCATGAGTTCCGCAGAATACGAATGCGAGTGGAGTCCAGAACTATGGACTTATCAAACAAACCTAGATGAAGCCAAACATGCTGTTACCGCAGAGATTGATCGCGTCAAGAAGTTTTGCCCTGACCACGAAATACTCCTGGCCCTGGGCGACTCCAGCAACTTCAGGTATAGCGTCTATTCCGATTACAAATCAAACAGACGTAAATTTAGGAAACCCGCAGGGTATTCCATATTACGGCAATGGCTACGTGACACATTTGAAGTCATCTCACTTCCATTAGCTGAAGCCGATGATGTTGTAGGAATCCTTGCTGACGAACAAAATGAAGATGTTATTTATTCCAGAGATAAAGATCTAAAAACTATTCCAGGCAATCATTTAAACGCTGAAGGCAAGATTGAAAAGATTCAACAATTTGATGCAGATCACGCTTTTTATCGAACGATTTTAACGGGAGATGCTACTGATGGATTCCCTGGATTAAAAGGCTTTGGCCCTGTTACGGCAACCAAATTACTTGATGGTTGTACGAGTGAATTAGCTATGTGGGAGAAGGTTAGAGGAGCCTATCTTAAGGCAAGTACCAAAGACCCAGACACACCAGAAATACTCTCTCAAGCTAGATGCGCGAGGATACTAAGACCAGGGGAATATGATTTTACAAAAGAGAAACCAATCGAATGGGAACCACCAACGTCTATCGAGGGGGTGTTTATTCCGACATTACATGATTAAAATATTGTCAACGACCCTGTAGACCTAGCTTATGGCTGAACAGATACCAACAAAGTCAGACAATCCAAAAAAGAAAAATCCTTTCCAAAAATTTAAAGACGGCTTAGACGACACCACGACTACACTTATAAAAATTGTAGTTCTTGGGTGGTCGGGTGCGATCTTGACTTTAAATTACGTTTCCATCCCAGGAATACCTCAACAGAAAATTGATCCAACATTCATAGCTTCAGTATTTACAGGGGTTTTGGCCTCCTTTAATATTTCCACAACTTCTAAAAAAGGGGATGGAACTTATAAAATAGACGAAGGTAAAAGTAAAACAATAGGAGGGGTAAATTATCAAACAATTAGAGTAGAGACACCGATAAAGCTTGTGCCAATGGAGCCAAAAATAGATCCAATTACAAAGAAACCTGTAGACCCACAAACAGGAAAACTTACATGAAACGACTACTAATTCTTCTGCTATTAGCAGCTCCAGCTAACGCCGATCTTACGCACAGCATCACTAAATCAACTTCTTTAACAGTTGGTGCTGCTGCTACTCATGCAAAGCGTATAGGGACATCTTTTTCAATTTCGGGAAGCGGAATTGATACAACCGATGGCTCGACGGCAAATACGGTGAGTGCTGGCACAGTAACTTCAGGGATTTATACCCCAGGAGCAATTGCAGCAACGCAAGACGTACCAGGTGCAGCGTTCTCGTTTTCAGCTTCTCTGACTACAGGAGATACTTTGCCTACCAGTGCAGTTACAACAGGAACTACACCCAACTTCTCAGACATTGTGACCACAGCTTCAGGAACAGCAGGATCTTTGGCTGGAACCATAACTGACCAAGCGATCACCCTAACTGCGGGAGGGGCAAATACTGTCGCACTGGGACAGATAATTAATGAAATCAAAGTGGACTAGGATTGCACTTCTATTTATTACTTTTGTCCCACAAGTTAGGGCAGAGAAGATAGTGCCAAATTTTCAGCAGGGAGTTTTACAGAATCACACCGAAACTAAGACAATTCTCAAACGCGACCTGACCGTGTTTGAATTTAGGAATGGGTATGAGCTAACTTTTGGCGGCCATAATGTCAAGCCTTCTACAAATAATATTGCACCTTCTGGATATGTAAAAACAGCAGGGACAGTATCAGGAACAGCTACAACTTATGTTATGCCAGATCTAACAACTAAGCCTCAATATTCAATCGTCAACGAGGGTGCATCCTTTAGTTACTATGAAACGCTAGAAACTCCAGGGATAAAAAGTATGACAAAAATAATTGAGGAGCAAACAATTGAAAGTGTTTCAGATAGCACGAGTACTTTTCAATGAAAAAATATTTATATTTAGTAGCGTTAATATTTCCTCTTCCTTGTTACTCACAGAGCATAAATACATCATCCCAGTCAACCGGAAATGTGACCAATCAAGCTGTACAAATTGTACCTTCTCGCCAGTTCCAATATCAACTTGGGGCAAATCAAGTTTGCCAAGGAATGACATTAAATATATCGCCGTTTCTTAGTCATACAAATAGCTTTGGGTCGCCTTATCAGCCATATTATTCTAGAAATATTTATTCAACGAAAGATATAGAGGGTGCTTTTGATGATAATAATAATCCAATTGGGGACGGCGAACCAGATGAGCCTACAAAAATAATCAGGACAGAGCAAGTTCGTACAGGGATGCAAGAGTCTAATACAAGTTTAAACGGCGGTATAACCGCCACCCTGTCCATACCATTAAGTTTTAGATACCAAAAGCTTTGCCGCAAGGGATTAGAAAGACAAGTCGAAATGTATGAGGCTTCTTTAGCATCAAAAAGATTGAATTACGAGATGTCGAGATTAGCTACATGCTCAAAACACATCAGACTCGGAAATATTTTTGTTGGAGAAATGGCAAAGATATGTGCAGACGTGAAAATTGTTTCGCCTCCTAATGTTCAGCACACTCACCCTATTTCTTCCGATCTCTCTGCAACTTCCGACGCTCAAAAGTAGATAATACTTTTTGTTTTTTACCAATCATTTTTTTAACTTTAGCTATTAATTTTTTAAATATTGGTTTAAGAGCTTTGGTTAATATGGGTGTCAATGTAGCGGCGGTTGTAGCCACAACAGTTATTCCGAATGTAGTTGCAGCGACGCTCGAACTAGGGAGATACTT